CCCCCATGCCGAAACTTACCTTACAGGCAAGCATGTAAAGCATGAGGTTGAGCTTTACGCCAAGACAGCCGATGGCGTGAAGCTTAGAGGAAAGGCTGACGCTATCGCCTACCATGGCGAAAGTGATGTACCAAAGACTATCACAGATATAAAGACCACCGCACAGTTCGACAAGTTCTTTAGAAGCGCCTCTAGTAGGCATTACGATTTGCAGGCGGCGGTTTATACCTTGATAGCGAAGACAGATTTCGTCAACTACTACTTTTGCGTAGCTGAAACAGTCGAGCCTTACCGAGTTCAGTTTATGCATGCCAGCACCGAGTTTCTCGAGGCTGGTGAGCGCAAGCTCAGGCATTGTGTTGACGAGATCATCGGCTTCGGCGAACGCAAGCCGAACTTTTTATTAGAAGAAATCCGCGAGCTAGGAGACTACTCGTGGTAAGGGAGCATAAATGGAGAAAGGTTTAACTATCCAGAAGTTAGTCCACAACGAGGACTTTATTGCCAAGGCGCAAGACATGCTGGGAGAGGGAACACAGCAGTTCCTAACCTCAGTCTTAACCTTGGCGAACTCGAACAAGCTTTTGGCCGAGTGTGATCCAGTGAAACTTTACAACTGTTGTCTTATGGCGGCGGCGGTGAAGCTTCCGTTTAATCAGAATCTTGGCCAAGCCTACATCGTACCATTTAAGGGCGAGCCACAGCTACAGATTGGCTGGAAAGGTTTTGTGCAACTCGCACAGCGTTCCGGTCTTTATAAGACTATCAGCTGTACTGATGTCCGGGATGGCGAGATTGATGAGTATGACCGCCTATCTGGCGACATCTCATTCGATTGGATTCAGGACGAGGACGAGCGTGCCAAGAAGCCAGTTGTCGGCTATGTGGCTTATTTCAAGCTACTTAATGGCTACGAGCAGACATTCTACATGAGCATGAAAGAGCTCGAGAAACACGCCAAGCGCTATTCGCAGACCTACGCCAAGGGCTTTGGGGTGTGGAAAGACAATTTCGATGCCATGGCGAAGAAAACGGTCATCAAACTCATGCTGAGTAAGTTCGGGCCTCTTAGCGTGGATATGCAGAAGGCGCTCGACTTTGACCAAGCCAACTCTGATGGCAAATACCCAGACAATGGCGCGGTTGAAATCGTAGAGGCCGAGATTGGCTCGAGCGAGGAAGAAAGGAGTAAGGAGAATGACTAACCAGAAATACTACTTTCTGCAAGGCAACAATGTCCGTTGGACGATCTGGCTCGACAGAGAAGAAGACTGGGGCAGGGCGAATGCCGGCAACTACTATCTATCTCGCTGGGCTGCAGAAAGCGCAAGAGCGATGAATAAAACAATAATTCGCATTCTCGTGCGGAAAGGAAAGGTAGAAAGAATATGAGCAAATACGGAGGTTCGGTCAGTTTTGCACGAGCGTGCAACTACGACAAGGAAGAAATCAAGGCGGCATTCGAGGGAATGATTCGCACTGGCGAAACCGAAAGGGGCTTTACCTATGAGAAAGCCGACATCCCGAACACAGAGCTTGAGAAGCTAGTTCTAAGCGCCTACGACGGAGTGGTCTACCAAGCCTTAGAAGCTATGAAGACGGCAAGGGTGCTAGAGCGCCTTTACCGAGACAAAGTTGGCGAAGAACCAGACTTTGCAAGTTATCTGAACGCCGCTTGGCTAGAGGACAACATGGATAAGCACGAATATAAGTACGAAAGTGAGGAGTAATGGATATACTCCTATTTATTTTATTTGGAATATGCATCGTCTTAACCTTGGCTGCCGTATTCCAGGCATCAAGAGAAGCAAAGCGTAGGCGAATCATGCACAAGCGCATCTCGGGCATTATCGAAAGGAACATGAAGAAATGATTGATGTTCCAGAAGGTAAATCTCGCGATTGGTACGACGGCTACACCTATGCTATGAGCCAGGCAAGAGAAGCTATACGGGAAGCTGGCGATGAAGTTTGGGAGGCCATACTCGATGCCCCAGAGGCACGAGACGATGGCCTTATCGAAGATTTAGGAGGCAAGAATGTTACGCAAGAACAATGTAATGAAGATTGACGGCAACATCGGATACGCGGAGATTGTGGTCAAATACCAAGGCCCTCGCGCAATGATGAAGGAGGTCTATGATGATGTGTCCGAGTTCAACCATTACTGGATGCCGATTGACGAATACTGGAAGCGCCACACGACCAAGTCGCGCCTGAGCTCATACGAGAAAGCTATGATTGATGCTTTTCTCGAACGCTCAAAGAATACTAACCTGAACAGAAAGTATGACAAGGAGGACTAATGGAAAGTAAGAACACGGCATACGGAGTGTTGGCTCTCGTGTGCCCATTCATGGGGATATTTGTACTAGGCGGCATAATGGGCATCCTAGGCATCGTATTTGGCGCTCTAGGGCTCCAGGCAAAGCAAGTCGGCATCAAGGTCATCTCGGGCTTTGGATTGGCTCTAGGCATCATAGAGGTGATTGTAATGACCATATACATGGCGGCGTTTTAGGGGAAGCGAATGTTGAAAGTATTAGAATTATTCGCTGGTATTGGTGCCTGTAGCAAAGCTCTTACCCGACTCGGAATCGAACATGAGATAGTTGATGCGGTCGAAATAGACAAGTATGCCGTCAAATCATTTAATGCCGTCCATGGCACGAATTTCGAGCCACAGGACATTAAAGAGTGGGACAAGAACATAGAATGCGATCTCATCATGCATGGATCGCCTTGTCAGGATTTTTCGGTTGCAGGTCTCGGTAGAGGTGGAGACAAAGGTTCGGGCACTCGCTCTAGCCTTATGTATGAGACCTTGCGGATCGTAGAGAAGTTAAAACCGAAATATGTGATTTGGGAGAATGTCAAAAACCTTATCTCAAAGAAGCACAAACACAACTTTGATGCCTACATTGAGCGCATGAAAGAGCTTGGCTACGAATCAAAGTACCAAGTTTTGAATGCTAAGGACTATGGTATCCCACAGAACAGAGAGAGAGAGTCTTTACTGTGAGCATTTTAGGGGAGAACAACTTTGAGTTCCCAAAGCCATTCCCACTAGAGAAACATCTTAAGGATGTGCTCGAACCACAGGTAGATGAAAAATTCTATCTGAGTGACAAGTTTATCAAAATGCTGACGAAAGAAGACACGGGCAAATATCCTCGAAAAGAACGTTTTGAACAGGCACTAAAGCACACCAATGAAGGTGATGAAGCGGGGAGCATCACTACAAGAGCAGGTAGCCGTCCGACCGATAATTTCATCAAAGAACCGACTATTGTAGCTCAAAGGGGTAGGAGCAAAGGAGATTGGCATGAGTCTGAGCACTTTCAGCAACTCGAGCCAAGGGTAGATGGCCTGACCAACACCCTTTCAAGTGTGCAAAAAGACAACTATGTAGCAGAGCCTACTCCACTGCAAAAAGAGGTGTGCAACCGAGCCATCGAAGAAGGGTATGTGGAACCTAATGATGCCATTGAATACACCTACTCCAATGCACGCCTCAATGAAATGGACAAGGGGTACATCAAGAAACAGAACATCAAGGACAACACGGTTATGAGCACCTTGAAAACTAACCCACAACAAATTGGCATAACAGTAGACCAGCCAATCAAAGTAGGTGAAACCGATTCGCACCAGAAAGGGGGAATCTACTCAGATGAAGCTATTGCTCCAACAATGACCGCCACTACATACAAGCAGCCAATACAAGTTAAAACCGCCAATAAACAAGGCTACGACATTGCCCAAGATGGTGATGCGATAGACCTAACATATCCAAACTCCACCACAAGGCGCGGTCGAGTTGGGCATGGTGTTTCTAAGACCTTACCTGCCGAAGGAGGATGCATGGGCACACTTGATGGATACAGAATCAGAAAGCTTACACCGAAAGAATGCTGGCGTCTGATGGGCTTTGACGATGAAGATTTTGAGAAAGCCGAAAAGGTCAACTCAAATGCTCAGTTGTACAAGCAAGCCGGGAACAGCATTGTAGTCGATGTTTTGGAGAACATATTACGAAACCTACTGACCGACCAATAGTCTTGGGTGAGCTCTCGGAAGGAGTATGGGCGAAACGCTATCACCAAATCCGAGCAGTTTACTCAACGGATGGGATAGCCCCCACCCTATGTGCAGGAATGGGTGAGGGCGGAGGGGTAGTACCAAAGATAATGGAAGGAGAAAAAGAGAATGATAGAAAAAGTAAATCCATCCCACCCAGATAAGGTGGCGGATCGCATCGCAGGAGCGCTCGTCGACTTGGCCTACACCAAGAACGAGCGTCCGAAGATTGCCGTTGAGGTTCTTATCGGGCACAGCGCCTGTCATATCATCGCAGAAACGAGCGTCCATCTTGAGGACATGGAAGTCCTAAACATCGTGAACAGAATCATGTACGGCACGACTGATATGGAGAAACTAGCGATTGATTACAAAGAGGTTCCGCAGGACGCGCACTTATCTGCGAACCAGGAGCAGCCGCATTGTGGCGATAATGGCATATTTAAGGGCGTGCCAGTAAATGAAGAGGAGACAACCCTGAGCAAGGTCGTACGGAAGCTCTACAAAAAGTGGCCGACAGATGGCAAGTTCATTTATGATGAAGCGACACGCACATTCATCTCGTGCCAAAGCAACGCTAAGAGCGAAGAGGTCGCACGAGAGGTGGCCTGCGAGCTTAATGGGCTAGACCGAAACATCGTGAATCCGCTTGGCGAATGGACCGGCGGCCCAGATGTCGACACCGGCGCCACCAACCGCAAGCTTGGCTCTGACATGGGCCGCGCTGTTACTGGCGGTGGTTTGCACGGTAAGGACTTATCCAAGGCTGACGTAAGTGTGAATATTGTTGCTCATATTCTAGCCCAGAAATGGGGGCAAGAGGTTAGCGCGCTTTGTGCTATCGGCGACGATAAGGTGGAGTTCAATTCTAAGACTTGGCACCAAACTATGACGTTTCCTATCATAATGCGCTACGCCGAGGAGTATGTGTACAGGATTGGCGGTTTCGAGAAGCTCGCAGAGTGGGGGCTATTCTAATGGAGAACATATTCGTATTTTTAATGACCATCGGCCACGGTGTCCTACTTGGCACTGGCATCATCGCCATTTGGGTGTGGACAGATGAGCATCTCAGCAAGGCGCGTTTCCGCAAACGATTGCACCGTGCCATGCTCGAGACAATCATAGAATTTGCGCTCAACCGCAAGGAGCAAATCGAGCATTGGCACGAGACCAAGAGCATCAGCGAGGCGGCAGACATCTGCGAATCCCTCTACGAAGCAATGCACCAGGAGGAAGAATGACAAATTATGAATGTGGACGCGCGCTAGTATACATAGCCGAGGTGATTATTAAAACATTCGGAGAAGACTTTGGGATTGAGGGGCAAGAGCCAAACAATCCATATATTGAAGATGAAGATGTACGCAAGGCGTTGAAATGGTGGGCAGTATCGAATGGAATTACTAAAGACGCTTCGTTGTTATTTGTAGGAGCTTCAAATGGTTTTACATGTGAAAACCAATACATCAGTTTTAATTCTGCTGTCTATGATATGAGCGAAAAACTTGTATCTGGCAATACTTACGAACTCGGAAAACTCCTTGGGGAGGATGAGTAGAATGAGCTGTAAGGATTGTGAAGAAAACCCAGTTGAAACATATGTAAGAATTGGGAACGGAAACGTTATGATAGTCGGCTGTGTAAAGCACTTACGAGAGTTAATAATGAAGCTAAGGGGCGAGAAGGAGGAGGAGTGAGAGAACTAAACCCAAGAGCATGGATACCGAGCCTTAATCGCTATGCGACAGGTGATGACGCCATATACTACCACTGCCAAATAAATCATGAAAACGGCGAATGGTGGTGCTATCCAGCAGGCGAAATTATACAGCTCGATGTAGAAATCGAACTACCGACAGGTATCAAAGACAAGAACGGCAAAGAGATTTATGAGGGAGATATAGTGAAGTGTGGCCCCTATTGTGGCAGACCTATTGTGTTCGAAGAAGGTAGATATTGGCTGGGCGAAGAACCTGATGATTTATTCACTTCGAGCGTGCATTGGGATATTGAAATCATCGGAAACATCCACGAAAACTCTGAGCTATTGGAGGACAAGAAATGATGTTTCTCAGTGTGTATCGCGTTGCTTTGCAATGTAAGCACTGCAAGAAGGTCTATGGCGAGTATTCCTGCGCTGTCTATAAACTCAGCTCATGGGGCAGAAGCGTATGCCCTAACTGTGGGGAGATTGACGAACTCAGAACAGTAGTTGCGCGACCAAGATTATTTGGCCTGTTAGGCTACGAAGTTAAGGAGCAAAAATGAGCAGATGGGAATTACTCGAACTCGCCAAACAGACGATGGAAGGCAAGTTCGGGAACGGAGAGAAAAGACGAGCCTTGCTCGGTGGCAGATATAAGGCGGTGCAGAGCGTCGTCGATTATATCTTGAAGCTGGAGGACGAACACCATCGCAAAGCAGAGGAAGTGGAGGACAGAGTAAGAATGTACATTTGCAGAGAGGAGGAAAAATGAAAATAAAAGTCGACAAGAAAGAATATGAGCAGCTGTTAGCTCGTGTGGAACGGCTAGAGCAATACATGAATGATAGTTTTGAGAGATCTCGCCTTCTCGAAATACATTTTAGAGATTACATAGAAAGCTATTTCACAGATAAATGCCGAGTGGTCATGATGAAGCGAGATAAGGACGCAATCGTTGCAGAGCTTCGCAGCCAGGTGATGGATAACCTTTTTAAGGAACAGGAGGAAGAATGAAGTATCGTCGCAAAGAGGCAAAGGCTGAACTTGACCAAGCCATCAGTAAACTCTATGAAACCGCGCTGGCTTTAGCGCCAGATGGGAAGCGCAATGAAATCATAGAAATGCGTGATGACATCGAATGGTGTGTCGGGATGCTCTCTATCGCAATTTTGGCTGATTGTGAGGAAATGCAATTTCCAGCAAAGGGAGGCGCGAGGTGAAGTTCATCTACCAAGGTGTGATCTACTCGAAAAAGAACTCCAAGTCTATCATCACTAATAGACGCACTGGTAAGCCCATGGTCATCTCGTCCAAGAACGCTCGGGCAATGGAGCACGACATGGCAGCGCAATTTATGCTTCAGAGAAAGGGCTACACTGCGCCAGAGCCATGTTCGATTTCTATCTATATCTGGCGACCAGATAATGTCCGGCGCGATCTAGACAACATGGCCACATCCTGTATGGATGGTCTGGTTAAGGGCGGCATCTTAGCTGATGATGATTTCTCGCATGTTGCATCTCTGAGCATTGTGGATATGGGCATAGACAAATCCAACCCTCGCGCTCAAATTGAAATTGTCGATTGTGATACGGTGAAATCATGAAGACGATTACCCTGATATTCAATAAAGAGGTTTTGGGTAGCAAGGATGGTTTCGGCAACCCGGTCATCTCTACGGAACAAGTAGAGGTGCCGGGCTGTCTTATTGCACCTATTACCGAGCCGACCAACGAGCGAGAGGCACAGGCGCTTCAGCAGGAACTTATGCAGGTTCGTATCCACTTGCCTAAGACCTTTACTGGCGACATTGGCAACTCCACGGTTGAGTATGGTGGCATTACATGGCGCGTAGACAGTGACTCGGTTCAGTTTATGGATGAGAACTGTCCAACGCAGTGGAACAGATACTTTAGAGGGGAGGCTATCCATGAATAACGAATCTATTATCGCCATCCTCATTGATTGGCTTGGCGATCTGGTGCCAGGCTACCCAGCATCGACCAAAATCCCGAAAGACCTACCGGCCAAGTTTATTACTGTGGAGCGTGGCGGTGGTGAGCGCCGAGCGATGGTGCTCGACATGGCCGATATTGTGATTGATGTCTACGACAAGGATTCTGAGGTCGATTGCTCGGCCATTGCCGACTTTATTGCCGACAAAATACCTGATCTAGTCATGGAGTCCGACAATATCACTCATGCCGATGTCCAGAATGTATTCCAGCTCAACGACACTCAGCGTGGCTACAACCGCTACGAAATTGCGTGCTCGGTTTATCATCGCAGATAGTGCTACATTAGTAGTGGCAGGTGATGCCCACCCTTACCTGCCATCCAGACATAAACAACCACCGGCAACTTCGAGTGGTGTCTAAAGACACTTGAAGCGGTGGTTTTTTGGTGCTTGGTTTATTTTTGCGTAGTGTGGTTTATTGGGCTTAACAGAACATAACTGGAGAAATATGGGAAATGTCCGAATACTACATTAAAAATGGCGAAGATTACGAGAAAGTTAATGCCTTTTCGCAGGATGATCTTGATAGCCTCATTGACAAGCGTCTTGGCCGAGAGCGTGCTAAGTATGCTGACTACAATGAGCTAAAAGAGAAGGTCGAGGGCTTCGACGCAGTGAAGTCCGACTACGAGTCAAAATTGGCAGATGCTTACAAGGAGAGAGACGAGCTTGCAAGTCAGCTGAAGCAGGCGAATCTGAATACCGAGAAAGCAAACATTCTACGAGAGTTCAACATCAAAGACGACCTCGCCGAGTTTATTACCGGCGCGGATGCCACCGAGATGCGCGAGAGAGCTGAAAAGCTGTCACGAAGCACGGTCGGCAGTGCGGTCACTTTAGATAAAGTTCCGAAGCCAGCACCAAAGCGTTCAGATATTGAAAACATTCGCGAAGGCTTATTCGGAAACAAAGCTAACGAATAAAGGATTTTAACATCATGGCAAACCCATTAACTGCTGCCAGTCTCAACCTTGCGGATCATGTCAAGGAAGGTGTCTGGCAAAAAGACATCAAGGGCGGCGTTATCGCATCCCTCGCGCCACAGGCTCAGTTCCTCTATGGCAACACTGATATTTACACTTTCACTGGCACTCCAAAAGCTGAGTTGGTTGGCGAAGGTGAAAACAAGTCTAGCGAGGAATACGCTCCAACGACCGTAACCGCTAAGACCTACAAATTGCAACTTACCTATCGCTACACCGATGAGCTCAAGTATGCTGACGAAGATTACCAGCTCGGCGTACTCAACAGCATGGCCAAGAACATCTTGACTGCTGCTAGCCGCTCTGTCGACTTAGTAGGTATCCACGGCATCAACCCTAAGACCGGTACGGTATCCAACACCATCGCTGACTACATCATGAAAGCTGGCAACGGTGTTACTCGTGTTGCTGATCTTGATGCTGCCGCTGCTGCTCTACAAGCCAACGGTTATACCGCAACTGGTATTGCATTCGATCCAACCTACGCTGGTGAACTCGCTCGCACCAAAGAAAGCGCAACGAGCAACGTTCCTCTATATCCAGAACTCGGCTTCGGCTTCGGCTTCGACAGCTTCCGCGGTCTACGCGCCGTCGCTTCCGACACGGTTTCTGGCTCTCAGGAAATCACTCGCACTACTGGCGATGACATTCCACAAGCTATCATGGCTGACTGGTCTGCATTCCAGTGGGGCATCGTTCGCAACGTACCACTACACCTAATTGAATATGGTGATCCAGATGGTGCTGGCGACTTGCAACGCAAGAACCAAATTGCTATCCGCGCTGAGGTCTTAATCGCCTTTGCAATCATGGACGGCAAGGCATTCTCCGTCGTTTACAAAGACGCTGCCTAATTGCAACAAAATTAGCCACTCATTGTCCAAATGGGTGGCTTTTTTGACCCCTGTTTGAGGCTCTGATTCCGCTTGTATCGCGTTTTTATTCAAAAATTGAGTGTTTATATGTCTGACATCAAAAATGCACCATGTTTGAACGACCGCATATAAGAATAGCGATACATGGTGCACTCCAAATTATACCACACAAAATACCCCATGGGCGAAAGATGCAATTTCCGAAGTATCCCATGGGGTTTTATATACTCTAGCACCCATCTGCTTAACTTTCCAAGCCTTTTTAGTCTATGTTGAAATTATATGGCAAGCCCGACACAGAGAGACTACATCAAAGACCTAAGCGTGCTAAAGCTCAAGGAGTTCAAGGAGCTTAAGGAGCTTATCGCCTCAAAGGGAATCATGGGCACCGATACTGAGGGTTTCGCGCTCTCTACGACCGCCGATGAGATTCTGGATCGTCTGACCGATAAGCAAGCCTCTGAGCTGATTACCGCCTTACTCGAGAAGCCAGAGCCAGTGCGCTCTCGCACCTACTCGAACAAGCGCTCGAAGCGGGTGGTCGACCTACTCGACAAGATGAAAGCAACCATAAACGGATGGCACCCAAGTGAACTACAGTGATTTTCTCGACACTATCTCTAAGGACATGAAAGAGGCCGTGGCGCTCATCAACAACCCAGAGGTCGCACCTGAGATTCGCCGTCGCAACTTTGAGATTCTTTTCAAAGAGATTGGCGACAACATTTACTTTATGGTCTACGACATGAACGCTTTCGACTTTGAGATTCAGGGCACGATTGGCGCAGGGCAGAATAATGCCTACTATAACCTCGCCAAGGTCGTATCGGATGGTGTGTCCACCAGCAACAAGACTCTGATTTGGGATACCGTAGACAACTGGATGAACAATGTGGTCGGCAAGGCTCAACGCGATGCTTTTGTGACCGCTCGGAGCCTAGGCAAGTACCCAATCGTTACTAGGAGCCTACGCGGCTCGAAATCCGGGCCTTGTGAATGGTGTAAGGCGCATGTTGGCACATTTATTGATCCATCGCCAGAAGTGTTCGGCCGCCATTCAGATTGTCATTGTGTTATCAAGACCGAGGGCTACAACTCTCGGAATGGAACGTTAAATAACTATAAGAGAGGGAGTAAGTATGTCGGCGAAAACCAAGACTACCAAAACAACCAAGGTTTCTACGAAGTCGAAAGAAGTAGAAGCACCAGTAACTAAAAGCAATGGCACGATGCGCGTTATCAAGCCATTCTTTGACCTAGAAGCCAAGCGTAATCGCCTAGTTGGCGATGAGTTCGTTTGCGATGGCGAACGCGCCAAGCGCCTTGCTAAGAACGGATTTGTAGAGGTGATATAATCACACCAAGAACATTAGAAACCTACGCCAACAGATGCGGTGAATCTGGTATAGATAAGAGGAAAATATGCCAGATAACGAAATCTTACAGAATTTGAAAAATACAGCGCAAGAGCTGCTATTCGTGCTGGCCGACCATGCTTACCCGGTGAGCGTAAAGTATGCCTACTACAACGCTACTCAGCCAAACAAAGACATTGGCATCGCTTTACCGAGAGCCATGAAGAATATGAAGGTCGGCGTGGGCTGGGCTACTCGCGCTGTCAACACACTTGGCGACCGTCTGAATTTCGATGGTTTCGCTAACGATACATTGAATATCAACAACACCATGGAAGATATGGGCGCTTTTAAGGCTCTCGAAAAAGCCAAGACTGACGCCATTATTGCCGGGTGTTCTTTTGTCGCTATCTCTGGGGAAAGCAAGAATTACCGAATCACTCCATTCAGCGCACAAGAGGCCACCGGCATTATTGATGAAAACACCGGGCTTTTAGTCAAGGGTATTGCTGTTACTGAATGGTATGCCTACAGCTCAAGCCTAGAGAACAGTGACCGCTGGGGTAAGTTCGGCTTAGTGCCAAAGAACTACACCCTTTTCACAGCTGAGTACACAGTGAAGTTCGAGGAGGGCGAGATTGTAGAAGTCCGTCCGAATGCTACTGGCCGTCCATTACTCCATGTCCTAACGCACCGTCAGAGCGCAGACAGGCCATTTGGCAAGGCTCGCGTGTCCAACACCGTACGCCGTATTGTCGATGAGGTTGGCCGCCTGAAGATTCGCTACGAAATTGCTGCTGAGTTCTACTCGACTCCACAGCGCTATATCAACGGCCTTATGCAGGGCGCTACGAAAGACCCAGACATCGACAGCCAGATTGGCAAGGTATGGGCGATTACCAAGGATGACGATGGCGACAAGCCTGAAATTGGTCAGCTCGCTCAGATGACCATCAGCCAGTTCAGCGAGCAGAAGAAGGACTTGGCGCGCGACTTTTGCGCTGAGACCGCTCTCACGCTTCGCAACCTTGGTTACGAGACATCTAACCCTACCAGCGCCGAGAGCCTACGCTCGATGAGTGATGATTTGCTCTTAGAGGCTCAAGAGTGCCAGAACGAAATGGGCAGTCAGTTCAAGAACATCGCCATTTCGCTCATTATGGCCGAGAACTCTATCCGAGATGTGCCAGAGAACGCTCGTAGCCTTAAACCATCATGGAAGCCGATATTCCAGCTCGATCTTGGCGCGGCAGGCGATGCCCTTTACAAGCTGTTCGAGATTATGCCAGAGCTTGCTGGCACCACTACCGCCTATCGCATGCTCGGCATGAGTATTTCCGAGGCTGAAGAATTGGCAGCACGCAAAGCTAACACAAGGAGTGCAACATTTATGCAGACGGAGGAACAACGATGAACGACGAACCTACCGAACCGATTGTCTACGCAACCGTAGATGATCTTGAAACCTACTGGAGAGCGCTCGCCGAAGATGAGACCGCTCGTGCTGAAGATGTTTTGTCTATTGCTTCGTCTAGGCTTAGAGTAATTGCGGCGAACCAAGACATTGACCTTGACACTCGCTACGAGGACCCCGACTACGCGATTGTGCTCAAATGGGTGGTAATGGAGGCGACCAAGCGCGCGCTCAACACTCCAACCAATGTTCCACCTGTCGATACCTACTCGCAAACTGCTGGGCCTTACTCTGAGAACTACAAGTTTACCAACCCATCTGGTGACCTATGGTTTAGAAAAGCAGAGCTGCAGGCTCTTGGTCTTAGTGGAGACCAAAAGATTGAATCACTATCGCCTACCACTAGAGGCGACATTTATAAGGAGAGAAACTAATGGCCACGAAAGTATTCAATGTGTCCGGCGGTATGTACTCTGGCGCAGCTTTTAGCGCGTTTGAATCTCGCATGTACGGATCGGCTGTAGCTAGCGCCGATAGCATGAAGGTCAGCGCAGGAACAGGCACAAATCTCAGCATCTCTGCTGGTGATGTCATCATCGCCAACAGCTCTGATTACGGCTACCGCGCACAGCTTACCACCGCTACCTCAGTATCTACGCCAGCTGTTCCGACCGTATCAGGCTATTCACGCTACGATGCCATTGTCGCCTACATTGACCTATCAGTCACACCTGACACCTCGAAAGTTGACAACATCGACGCTGGAGTTCTTAAATTCAAATCTGTATCTGGCACCGCTGGCACCAACCCGACCACCGCTTCGGCCGACAACAACATCGCCGGCTCGATTGGCGCTGCCAACCCATATGTAGTTTTGGCTTATGTCCTAGTACCAGCCAACGCCACCGCTGCAACCGCCTTTACGATTATCGACAACCGCAAGGTCGCCAAAGTCGACCTAGTCATTTCCACCACAGATATTGGCGAAGGTGCACCATTACCAACAGGCACGCTTTACGGTGTCTATGAGGAGTAGGAGGTAGAGCATGGCAACATCTGGATCATTCAACACAGGTATCGCATCTAGCGTAAGTGCGAACTACCCAAAGTATTTTAACTTCAGCTGGAGTAGATCGTCATATGTTGCAGGTGTATCGACCACTATTTCATGGTCAGTGACTCTACAGGGCGGCTCAACTTCTGGTAAGTCGATAGCTCTCTATTCGGGGTATGTTACCGTCAATGGCACGACATACTCATGGTCAGATGGTGGAGGAGCATACCGAACCAATGGATATGTCGTAAAATCTGGAACCACCACCATTTACCACACCGGTGCAGTCAACTTCGGCGTCCACTGCCAAGGTTATATCTTTGCCTCAAGCGGCGCTGGCTATCTCGCTAGTGGCGACCAGACATTCACTCTCGATGGTACAGCAATCGCACCATCTGGGCTTTCATCTACGCTCGTGTCAGTGGGGCAAGACTATGCGAATATCTCGGCCTCAATCTCATCGTACGGAACACCACTCAGCGACAGCAGATACATGGAAGTGGCTGTCATGGGTTCATCTACCTATGGCAACCCATATCGCTACGTTCCATCTGCAGCTAAAGCCACCAGCATGGCCTCTACACGGGTCGACAACAGCTCTCGCACTGGCGCAACGGCACTCACTATCACTCCGAACACTAAATACTACTACGGCGTATATGCCACTAACGGCTCGGCAAGCTCCAATGTCGTATCTGGCAACTTTATTACCTTGCCATCCTCATTCACATCCGTTTCTTGTACCAACGAAGGCGATCTAGTGACCGTGACATGGAGCAGGGCAGCAGAAGGCACTGCGGCAACGGTGGCCAAGGAATACTCTATCGATGGCGGCACAACCTGGACTACCTTTACCACGAACCCATTTAGTTTTAGAACCAACCACTCCGGCACCATACGGCTAAGGGCTAGAAGCTCCGCTGGCTCAAGCCCAGTGGCAACGGCAAGCTTTATCGCGCAGGTTTCGCATCTTTATGGCAGTGTGAATGGCGAGTCTAAGCTTCTTGATCCAGTCTATGTCAGCGTGAATGGCGCATCGAAGAAACTTACCAAGCTTTATGTCGGCGACCAGAACGGTGTCGCCAGAAAGGTCATCGGCTAATGAATAATCACATGAGTCTTAAGCTGGTTGGGGCAAACTCGTCGCTCGAGATAAACAGCCCAATCACATCTATCTACCTACAAGAGGAACTCACAGGTCTAACCACGCTTCCTGGCATCCGAGAGACCAAGGGCATGAATATTGGTATGGACGGTGGCTGGACTTCGGCTCAGTTCTACGAGCCACGCCTTATCACAATTAAGGGTGTGATTGCCAACCAAGATGTCGCAGTTGTCGAACAGCGCCGCAAACAGCTCATCCAACTATTGGCCGAGAAACGCCTTGCGCTTGAGTTCCAGACTGAAGCCGGCAACCACTACACCATGAATGTGGTGGTCGCAGGAGTTCAGATGCCTCTCAGCAAGGTTCTTACTGCTTCATATTTCCAGCTCAGCCTACGCGCCGATGATCCGCTCATCTACGACAACAATGCCCTCGCAGAGCTTGAGGCTATCCTACGCCGCAGTAGCTCGGCATCATCTGGTTTCAGCATCAACTTTCCTATCAATTTCCAACTTGGTGTATCGGAGAGCCGTCCGACCATTGATAACTTTGGCTCATCGGTTATTTACCCAGTCATTACCCTTACCGGCCCACTTACCACGCCTGAGATAGTCAACATTACCACCAACATGGCATTTACTATCGATGAAGTCCTAGGCGCTGGCACCTACACCGCGTCTGGCATCAGGGGCGCCATGACGCAGGAAGGCTCAGTCGATACTTACTCAGGCAACCCAATTCAGGCTACCCGAGATGCCGAATCGCCAATCTCGAAATTCTCTCTCTATGGCGACGCAACCCAACAGACTTATAGTGGGAAAAACCTCGTGAATCAAGGGCAATACGGCACAAATATCTCGAACTATGGCTTGACGGCAAGTTTCACATCAGAAGAAGTTACGCTAACGGGAACATCACAGGCAAGCACATGGCCATCCTATGTCATGTATGCTGACGGGCATCTAGAGCCAGCAAGATATTGGCCAGCAGCAGCAGCGGTCGCAACTAGCAGAGGGCAATTCAATGGCGAAGGAACATACCGCTTCACAATCTACACAGACGGCACTCGTGGCTCAGAAAGCAACGACTTCCGCTACATTATCGGCTACATGGACGGAACTGTTGAGAACAAATACTTCCCACTAGCCGACAAATCGCAGAACATATCAATCACAAAGCCAATCAACTTTATCGCTTTTGGCGCAGAGCCAAGCATAGCGTTCAATCTTAAACTGAAGTTCCAGCTAGAGGCAGGAAGCACAGCAACCTCATTCGAGAAATTCGTGGGAGGTTCTCCAGCCCCGAACCCAGACTACCCACAACCAGTCAACACCGTCACAGGCGAGCAAACGGTCAAGATTACAGGGAAGAACCTGTTCGATAAGGATAATGCCAACATCATAAATGTAATTCCTACCAACACGGAACTCGCCTATTATGCCAATGCAAGAGCCTTGTATATCGCCATTGAAGGAGGCAAAACTTACACCTTTTCGAGGGGCAATAACACAAACCAGGTCGGCGATTGGGCATACGCTTTCACTACAACCACGCCGACTAGCGGGACACCCGTCATAGACGGCAAACATTCAATCGGCGGTTCAAACTTGGTCTTTACTTTCACAGCCCCATCCACCGCCAATTATCTTGTTTTTAACTTCGCATGGCAAAAATCGGCAGAAGTCGTAAACACAATACTTTCTACTTACCAGCTCGAACTCGGCTCAACCGCCACCGCCTACCAGCCATATCAAGGGCAAGAATACGAGGTCAATCTGGGGAAGAACCTCATTCAGAACACACTAATCACAGAACCAACCGAAAAGAACGGCGTGACAGCGACACCAAACGCTGACGGAACATTCACGCTCAATGGAACAGCAACAGCGAATGGATACTTCAACTTTTATCGTGACGGAACAATTCTGACGGCTTCCACCTATGTCACAGATATTGGCTCAACAATCAAATCGGCAACGACAGGCAACTTCACATATTCAGCAAGCATCACAAACGGCAGAATCTACTCACTGGCTTATGACAACTCGAACAGATACTGGTTCTTCGTGACAAAAAGTGGCGAAACATACAACAATGCCATTCTAAAGATTCAATGCGAAGCAGGCACTTCGGCAACTTCCTATGCCCCATACTTCACGCCAATCGAACTCGCCAAAATCGGCAACTATCAGGACAGAATCTACAAAACAGACGGCAAGTGGTATATCGAGAAGCAGGTGGGCAAGGTGGTGCTAGATGGGAGTGCAGACGAAGGTTGGGCAAGTCAGACAGGTTCGCACACAACAATATTAAATCTTTATGTTCCAACGAATTCATGGGGCATAAAGACAGGAACGCTACCTGTCCTTTGTTCGATAGCATCATATAGCACGAATGCTGGTGGGAGCAACGATACTTATGCAAATATATGCAAGGCAAACCCTACGCTACCATTCTTCCTTCTTGATTTGGCACAATCAGATTTTGCGACTCTCGCAGATTTTAAGACTTGGCTCGCATCCAACCCAACGACCGTCTATTACGCACTCGCAACCCCAACAACGACAGAAATCACGAACAGCGAGCTTATCGACCAGTTAGACGCCATTCTCGAAGCGCATCTATATGAAGGCTTAAATAACATCAGCAATGTTACTATCAGCCCGAACCTAGCAGGAGACCTCGAAATCAAGACTGGGCAGACGCTAACCGTTATCAACTCACTTTCCATTGTCGGTAGCTCTGGTACAGCTGAGATAGACCTTGGTGGCTCTGAGCTTGCCATGGTCGGCAGTGTGGCTGATGAGCTGACTATCAACGGCACCACCGGTGCAGTCACCAAGACCACTCGCATTGGCAAAATCGAAAGTTATGCCGGTGAAACTATCACTACCGACTACATCTCAACCTCTGGCGGCTTAGATAGCGATGCCACGATCTACTATGTCTTACCGTCTAGCAGCACAAGTGTTATCAACACCCTAGACAGCACGGCTCTGACCGCCTTTAACAATGTGGTGGCTAGTGGCGGCGTTTCGGCTCAAACCAACATTGGTAGCATCTCAGTCGATGTCACTACTGTAACCGCTCAGGATGTCGCGGTGGTAGATACCAAACAGCACACCGTCACTATCAATGGCGTAGGCGCCTATTCCAAATTCTCAGGCGATTGGCTGACCTTAGATGTTGGCCTCAACGAACTCCAGCTTATTACCGAAAATAACACCGATACTGGTAGCGCAGTGATTAAGTACCGTGTGGGGTACATGGGAGTATAAATGGCAGCAACTTATTCTATCGAAGTGTGGCACAAGGACGGTTACGTCCTTGGCGACATCTCGAGCTTTGTCACTAACTTTTCGTGGCAAAAGACTCTGAACGATTCTGAGACGCTGAACGTGTCTATTGATATGGCACGCTTTGGGCAATACCTTTCCGACATCGGCTATGCCAACCGTCCGTATGAGTTTCTTGAGATTGGCCGTACCGATATTCGCATTAAGCGCAATGGCGTCTATATCCTAGGCGCCAATGTGGCTCAGATTGGCTACACCGCCAACAACACCTCGGTCACTATGGCGATTCAATGCTATGGCTATCTGACCTATTACAAGTACCGCTACTTTACTGGCGATTACTCCGGCACCTCACAAGCCGGGATTCTTTACGACATCGTCGACAAACTCAATGCCGAGACTGGTGGAGACTATGGCGTCCGACGAGGCACAGAGTTCGGCACTCCACTGGCTCGTGACCGCTCGTATGCGAACAAGGAAGTTAAAACGCTATTCACACAGATGTCCGAGGTCATCAATGGCGTGGACTTTAGGTTCAATGCAGATAAGACGCTCGACATTTGGAACACCGCTACAGCCTGCAAGGGCGTTCACCGTCCTGATGTGGTACTCGAATATCCGCTCAATATCAAGAGTTTCAGCTTCTATCGCACCGGCTCGAATGTGAGCAACCATGTTATTGCCTTGGGCAAGGCTCCACAGGATGGCGCTCAGCCGATTGTGGAAGTAGATGATGCGACATCGGAGAACTATCTCTACCGCCGCTCCAAGCTTGTCACTTACAACTCCGTGTCTGATACCGAAACACTAACTCAGCACGCGAATGCCGTCCTCTATTACACGAAGGATATTATTGAGATTCCACGCATCACGGTGGGTGATGATGTGCTCGATCTATCTGAACTCGATGTGGGGGATACCATCACGGTGAAGATGAATGGCGATGTGGCGCTTGATGATATTGATGGCGACTACCGCATCAAGTCCATTCAGTGCAAGGTCGACCAGAACTTTGGCGAAGAAGTAACGCTCAACTTTGACGACATTGACATCAACGAGATTATTCAAAAGCAACAGGAGGCCGCATGAGTTTAAGAGATAACCCTAATATCGTAAACGATGTATCCGACATTAGGCGTGACCTTGATGAGCTAGCCTTATCTGTCAGGAGCGACGGCTCTGTCACTACCAACATGCTTGCCGATGAATCTGTGACGGCAGACAAGATTGATTGGGGTTCGATGTACGCGTACATCAAGTACGCAGGGGCGGTGTTTACTACAGACTCCACCACATTGACAGACAAGATGTCTATAACTGGCGTACCAAAAGGCACATACCTAATCCGCGCTAATACTAACTGGTTCAACAATAATGGGGGCGCAAATGGCGAATGCAACATGAGACTAGCCAAGGTGGATGGTGGCACGACTACATATAGCGACACTTCAACTATCCTCATTCCACCAGTGGAATGGGTAGGAATGCAGAACATTTTTGAAACTATATGGACAATCGACAATGACGACGCGACGGTTAAGGTTCAGACTTCAGTTAACTGGCCAACTCGTGGCACATATTATTGCAGGGCGACGAGTTACTTGATGCTTATCAGGGTCGGTACTTTGCATCCGTAGTATATGGGAACCATTTGGCGCCGAAACACGCGAATTAAGCGCTTTGAAGGGCCTTAGAACGCATTTTACAATGAAGCTACAACCGAGCCTGCATTGCAGGTTGGGCTATCACTCCAAACAGGAGAACTCAAAATGAACTCATCGAATGTTTCATTCGGTAAGCCAAAAGCCACTGGCGCGGTTTATGTCGCACCAGCGAACACAGCACTACCAACTGACGCTACGACCGCTCTCGCAGCCGCCTATGTCAACTTAGGCTACATCAGCGAAGATGGTCTAGTCGATAACGTCGAAACCGACACCACGGATATTACCGCTTGGGGTGGTGACGTCGTTCTATCTGGTCAGTCTAGCTTTGCCGAGACTTTCACGGTCAACTTGCTCGAGACCAACGAGAATACTCTCAAGGTCATCTACGGCGAAGACAACGTCACGGTTGATAGCCAGACGGGTGCCATCACAGTTCGCCAAACGGCACAGCCACTTGACGAGTGTGTAGTGGTCTTTGAGACGGTGCTCACTGGCAACCGCATCAAGAGGATCGTAGTTCCTCGCGCTCAGATCGTCGACCGCTCTGGCGAAATCAGCTACACCGATGGCGATGCGATTATCTACCCAGCTCAGTTTAAGGCTTACCCAAGCGCTACTGGCGAGTATCACACCGAATACATCGCAACTGCCGGCTAAAACAAACATCTATTTATCCGTTTTACCCCTAGGTCATATCTCCCCTAGGGGTTTTTGGTGCTTAGAATGGTTTTTCGCACCATGATAGCGTGAAAGAAAAGGAGATAACTTATGGCAGACAAAGCTAATACCAAGGTAGTTAAGATTGATGATGGTCTTGAAGTCGAGGTCAACGGCGACTTTATGGATGATGTCGAAACGCTCGAAGTCATGGATCGTATGACCACCGCACCAGAAGCCATCATTCCATTTGTGAAGAAAATCTTTGGCGAAGACAATTACCAGGTCGTAAAGGCGTATTACGTCAAGAAGAATGGTCGCATGCGTATTTCCGACTTGAATAATGTCGTGAGCACTGTTGCCGCCGCTTTCCCAAAAGCATAGCTTTCGTTGAGGCTAAAATACATCACTTTGACGAGCTAGAGGCTGATTTTCAACAATACTACGGGCTAGATGTAGCCACGGTCAAAGCCGACAGGGGTGGTCGGCTTATTTGTCAGTTGCCGAAAAATAGTCGTATTTACAACGCCATCAACCCTGCGTCCGAGTGGACTTACGACCGACTTTATCTCGCTCAGGCAGTTGATGCTCTGAACATCATGGTGTGGCAGAACAATGGCAAGAAACACGCCGCCAAGCCTGAGTCAGTTATCCCTCAGTTTATTCAGAAAGAGGCTGCCAAGGGCAAGCATAAGGACACCGCCATTATGGATATTGATGACATAAAAGCGCTTTTGTCAAAGCCGAGGAAGTAGGTACACTTAAGGTATGGCAAGAGATGTCACTTTTCAACTAGATACCCATGGTGGTGGCATGGTTCTGCAGAGAATGTCTAAACAGCTCATAGATGAGACGGCCAAGCGTATTGCTCAGCGTGGCGATGCTATTGCCGCTAAGAGTGGGCTTAACGCTCACTATCAGATACACGGCGAGATTGGTGCACCGAACGCTATGGGCGGCTTACGTTATTACGCCAGCATCACATCATCCGGCGATGACGCGATGCAATGGAAGACTATCCGTATCCACCAACGCTCATCGGCTGGTGCAAACGGAACGCATATAAGGACATGGCGAAACCAGTCAGTGCCAAGGAGCACACATAGGGAAATTCTCTCTGATGCCGCTCGCTCAATAAAAGTGAACTAATTGTGCTACATTAGGGGTAAGAAATACGCCACGGAAGCGGTAACTCCGGTCAATAATCAGGAGTTACTTAATGGCAACAACAATCGGTACAGCGTGGATAAACATCAAACCATCTCTTAATGGTGTTCAAAGCGCTATCCAAAAACAGCTCAAAGGCACTGGCTCGGCTGTCGGGAATGACCTTACCGACGAGATGACCAAATCCGTCACTAAGGGCACAGCAATCGGCACAGCTCTAGGGAATGTCATCTACGATGGCGTTAAGAAAGCTATGTCTGCGGTCCAGGAATTGATTGGTGACGCTTTCAACTACTCGAACAAACTTGCAGCATCTACCAAGGTTTTGCAGTCAATGGGCAACGCGACCGAGGATGTCGAGAAAGCCACCAAGAAGCTACAGAAGACGCTCAAGAGATTACCGACCTCGACAGCATCAGCACTCAAGGGTGTACAGCAGCTCGCCGCATCTTGGGGTGACCTAGACTTTTCCACAGACGCATTCATGGCGTTTAACTCGGCTATTCTCTATGGTGGTGGCACCGTTGAGAACCTAGAAAACGCTATTACCCAGCTATCTCAGGTGGCGCTTGATGGCCCTCTCGATGCTCAGACTTGGCTCTCTTTGCGTAACAGCGGCCTCTTACCAGCGGCTCAGGCAGTGGCCGAGCTCAATGGCATGACGGTCAATGAACTCAAGGAATCATTGGGCAAGGGTAACATGACCACTCGGGAGTTCTTGAACTCTCTTATTCAAATCGAGAATCAGACAGGCAAGTTCAGCAAGGGTGCTGAGGCTGCCAACCAGACTATCTCTGGATCATTCCAGGTGCTCTATAAGAACGTCACCGAAAGGCTCGGTGGCATTATTGATAAGCTCGGCCTACAGTCTGGGCTTACTGGTGCTATCCAGAACTTGGGGGTTAAGATTGAGGAATTTCTTGGCGGAGCTGAGAAGTTCATCGACTGGCTCGAAACTGGTGGCGAGGATGCCGAAACATTCAAGAACGCCATCGAAGTTATCGGTGCGACCATCGGTGGTATTGGTGTTGGCAACTTACTTGTACAGCTACCGAAATTCGCACCAGTGTTGGCTAAAATCGGCTCAGCCATCGCAGGTATCTTGAACCCTATCGCCTTGCTAGTTGGCGCTATCGCTGGCATGGGTGTAGCGATCTACAACTTTAGGGATGAGATTAAGGACTTCCTCTTAAATGGTCTACCGAACTGGTTCAACAACACATTTAATGGCATTTCTCAGTGGGGCGCAGATGTAGGCAATGCTATTGGTCAATTCGGATACGATGTGACAGAAAAGTTCAGGCGCGCCGGTGCAGAAGTTCAGATGATGGGCAACGACATTAAGAACTTCTTTAGTGGCATCGGCCAATGGTTTAGCGACCGCTTTACTGAAGCTCGCAATGGTGTCACTGCCGCTTTCCAGAACATCGGCACATGGTTTGGCGAGCGTTGGAATGACATCAAAAACGCATTCGCTGCAGTAGGCACATGGTTCAGAGACAGGTTCAACGATGCGAAGAATGGCATCAGTTCGTCATTTGGCAAGATTGGCGATTGGTTCAAGGAACGCTGGAACGACATCAAGAATGCTTTTGCCGGGGTGAGAGACTTGGGCAAGAACATCATTGAAGGTCTTTGGAACGGCATCAACGACATGGTGGGCTGGATCAAGAGCAAGATTCAAGGCTTTGGCGACAGTGTATTACAGGCTCTTAAGGACTTCTTTGGCATCAAATCCCCATCCAGAGTCATGCGCGATGAAGTAGGCAAGTTCATCTCAATGGGCTTGGCCGACGGCATTCTCAAGGGCGAGGACGCTGTGACTAGCGCCATGAACCAGTTGGGGAACGATGCTTTGGCTCAGATGGCAGGAATCGACTCCGAGCTATCTCAGGGCATCTCCACGGCAGTGACCGCCAATGCGACACTTGCCAACGAAGATGAGAGCACGGCTCGTGTGGTCCAGAACAATGTGTTTAATGTGAATGACAACTTCGACCTATTAAGAATAAGTAGCGACTTAGGCTACGCGGTGGCAATGGCATAATGAGCGGTCGTAGGAAATTACCTGATGGATCTAAGTGGGAGAAGCCTGTATGGGAGGCTGTTCGCAGACGCGCTATTCAGTCCAAAGACCCAGTCTGTGGCATCTGTGGAAAACCTATTGACATGAATGCACCTGCTGGAACGCCAATGTCCTGCGAAGTTGACCACATCATCCCGATTAGCCGTGGTGGAGCGCCTTATGACATCGACAATGTTCAGCTCACTCATATGCGCTGCAACCGTCAGAAGTTCAACAAGCTCGACAGCGACTACGCCGAACTCAAGGAAACGAATCTATGTCCGTTATCGAATAACTGGTGAAAGGAGGAATATGGACGAAATTACACCAGAAGAAGCATTAAAAGGTTACGAGGAAGGCGATGCCGAATGTGACCAGAACACAGTGGAGGAGGGCAACGAATGATCTGCCAGCAAGTAGTATCGTTTAATCCTGCCAAGATGGGGCGCAAGAAAGGCTGGTGTGAACAAAACGCTCGCCTTGGTTTCGGTATCGACCGTGGCTACTACCGTTCCGCGAAAGCTGACATGCAAGGACAAATCAGGAATGGCACTTTTCATTATGGTCGCAATGTACCGACCAATGTCGCCGTACCTGTTTTCTGTGATACCCCATCAGCCAACGAGCATGTCGTAGTGTCTGACCATGGCGCTGTTTACTCTGATGGCCGCCGTGTAGCCGGCGGTCTTGCTGGTTTCAAGGTATTCGGTTGGGGCGAATGCTGCGATAACGTCCGTGTGGTCAAGTTCGTGGATACTCCGGCAACTGGTTTCCTACCAGCCAAAGGCTATTGGGGCTTAGGTGACAAAGACCAACGCGTCGCTGAGCTTGCCAACTTTATGCGCAATAATTTCCCGGCATACACACCTATTGCAGCCCTAGGCCCAGTCTATGGCCCGAAGCTAAGTGCCGCAATCCGAGAATTTCAGCGCCGCACGAACTGCCAACCATTCGACGGCTTAACCGGACCGAAAACCTACGCCATGCTCAAGAAGTATGGCTTTAAGGGCTAATGATGAAACAACTAATTTATCGTCCAGAAAGGAATATTATGGCCAAGACGACTAAAGTATCAACTAAGAAAACAAAACGCAATACAAGCGGAATGAAGGGGGCTAGAAAGCAAATTAAATCGGGGCTTATATTCAAGAACTCGACCTACGACATTTTGAAAGCCATCGCGCAGATTTGGCTACCTGCTATCGCTACTTTGTGGGTAGCTATTTCGTTGATCTGGAATCTACCACTCAGCGACCAGATCGAACAGACCATTACTGCCGTTATCGTATTTCTCGACACCATCCTAGGCTTAACGGTGGCTAAGGCAAGCTCTGACTACCACAAGGGAGACGCTTAAACCATGAGTGAGCAGGTCATCATCTCTATTATTACCGTGGGCATCCCGAGCTTGACGACTCTGCTCACTTACCTTACTCAGCGCCGAGAGAGCCGAATGTCTAGCTCGAAACTGAATATCACTCAGCTGATTATGGAAGATGAGTTCGGTTGGCAAGCGTTCAAGAAGCTACCAACCAACCATGATGCCATTCTGCATGAGTACGATGTCTACACGAAGAATGGTGGCAACTCCGACACCCACGACAGGGTTGAGGCATACAAGAAATGGTATGTCCAAGTCCAAACCGAGATTGCCAACTCGCAGACCGACAAGAAGGCACACTAGGGTGTGCTTTTTTGCTGGCCTATGAGCCAGAGCACATTAGAGTCTTTGCTCAGATAAGGGGGTGTTATTATGAGCAAGAAGAACAGAAAGCAGCGTGCTAGGATTCCGTCTATCACCACTCGTGACCGCCACCATATCTGTTTCCAAAAGAGATATTGGCAGAAAGGCTACGCTAAGGCTATCTGCATGGCATTTGTGCGTTATGTGCCAGTCGTCTATCATCGTGAGCTTCACGCTCATCTTAAGACCGTGCCGGTACCTGACAATGCTTTGCTCAAGGAAGCTTGGGAGAAGTATCAGGCCAACAAGGTCGAGATTGATAGCTACGATGTGGCTCGTGCCGCCGCTTGGCTTTATGTGAATATCCCTGATGCCGAGTTCAGAAAGGCGATGCAGTTCGAGGTAGACTTTTTCGCAACGCGCTGCGACCGTCCGTAATGGGCGGTCTTTTTTTGGTATAATGTGTATTGCGTGATTAAGACTTAGCTTGAACGGCTGAGTCTTTTTGTGTACAGTGTTATCAAGCGCTAGGGGAGCGTCGGCTTGCATGAGGTTGCTGTAAGGTTAAGTAGTCGCTCTACTGATCCGACTTAATGTCGCTCCCCGGACCGCCATGAAGGGCTTGTGCCTGGGATATGGCGGTTTTTTGTTGCTTAGAAAAAGCCCGACAGATGTGTTTTGGTATAGATAGAAAAAGCACGCAACTCAGCGGTAAAAGGAGGATGCTTGGCTAAGAAAGATGAATACAGAAATTGGTTTCTAGGCTTGGAAAGAGAAGATTTCCAAGAACTCTGTCGTAGCTGGAACTCGAGCCATCTAGGGGTGGAGATCCCTAAGCTAGATGGCTATGATGAATGGCTGAATTTCTTCAAACAACTTAGCCCTAATGCTGTGGAAAACTTATATGACCTTGGCAAAGATGCCCTAAATACCGAAGCTTTTGCCGCTCTCGCTAGGTGGAAAGATATTATTGAAACACCTGGCCGTATAGACAAGATTTATCAGGCAGGGCTTACCAAGAAAAAGACCGAACAAAAGTCTATCGTGGAGCTCGCTAAGGACAATGATAAGCTCGGCGTGCTCTATGCCGTACGAGATCAGATCGCCGAGAAACTCGAGAAAGGCACTGGTGCTAGAGAGACCGCTAGCCTAGCAGGGGAGATGTCGGCTATTCTCGACCAAATCACCCAAGCCGAACGCCAAGCTGGGCCGAAGAAAGACACTTTGCTCGCCGATCTACTCGCTAACAAGCCAAAGAAAAGCAAAGGAGCAAGGAATGGATCGTTTAAGGCTCACACTATTGCAGAGGTAGAAGCTAATGGCGACTAGATATGGCAGCCAAAAACCCCGAATCGACATCTACCGTGATGGCGATATTGATATAGCCGAGCGTACAATCAAGCTACTAGAACACTATGGCGACAAACCATTCCCTTGGCAAAGAGATACGCTCTACCGATGGATGGCTCAGAATGAAGATGGCTCTTGGGCAAATGACAACTGTGGGCTATCCGTGGCAAGGCAGAATGGCAAGACATGGCTACTCCGTGCTCGCATTATTGGTGGCATGATATTCCTTGGTGAGAATCTTGTATATACAGCCCATCAGGGCACCACAGTCGATGAAATTAAGCGCCTAGTGATGCGATTCTTCTACGATGCCGAACCTGAAATCCGTGGGCTTTTAACATCTGAGTTCGATAAAGACCCACGAAGCTACGACTTTGTAGAACTCCGTAATGGTGGCCGTTGCGTATTCCGAACTCGAACTAGATCGGCAGGCCTAGGCTTTACAGTCGACTGTCTACTCAATGATGAGTGCCAAGAGATGACCGATGCTCAAGAAGAAGCTTTGCGCCCAACGCTTTCGGCCGCTAAACTCGGCAACCCACAAATCATCATGGTCGGCACGCCACCTACGGCTGGCTCGGCTGGTACGGTCTTTCAGCGTGCAAGGCGAAATGTCCTACAGGGCAAAACCGACAATTTTGCTTGGCGAGAGTGGTCTGTGGAAAACTTAACAGCCAATGATGATGTAGACGCCTGGTATCGAACAAACCCATCTCTCGGCTATTGCTTGCACCTTAAGGCAATCCAAGCCGAATCAGTGACCATGGCACAGGATTCGTTCAACAAGATGAGGCTCGGATGGTTTGCAGGGGTCGATGCTCAGAGAGTTATTACCGACGATGAATGGAACCCACTCGCTGTGAAGAAAGTGGTGCTACCCGAAGAACCTGACCTTTGCTATGCAGTTAAATTTGCCCCAGATAGGTCAGCGCTTACGCTTGCCGTAGGAGTCTGGATAGGTGACAAGGTGCATGTTGAAGTCGTGGAGAGAAGGAGAATGTCTGACGGAATCGCTTGGCTGTCTAAATGGCTCTTAGACCGCTATCGCAAGTGCAACAAAATCATCATAGATGGTGCTGCCGGCACTCAGCTCTTGGTTGAGGAGCTTATCCGTAGCGACAGGCGCATCTCGAAGAAGATTCTGACTCCGAATGTCAGGGAAGCTGGTGCTGCCTACGCTGGCTTTATACAGGCGATAGAGGATGGCACACTCACCCACTACGACCAGCCTATTTTGAACTCAGCGATTCGCACCGCCAAGCGTCGAGACATCGGTCGAGACGGCATGTTCGGCTTCGCACCACTCAACCCAAATATCCAATGTGATCCAGTCGATGCCGTGGCTTTTGCTCACTACGGTTCGATTAGATTCAAAAAACCCGCCGGTCATCATGCAAGTGGCCAACGGGTTATGATTTAACGCTTACCGCCACGAGCACCAGCGATGCGAGCAAGTGCTCGGTTCGCCTCGAAACCTTTTGGTTTGGTGTCCGTACGGCTACCACCTTTCCTACCAATACGCTCGAAGTAATTCTTGCCGTATTTGGCACGCATGGTTTTAGCCGCTTTGACACCATCGGCACGGCGCTGTGATGTGGTTCTTTCTGTGATGCTTTTCGCCATAATAATCTCATCATAGCCTAGTGGTTATGCTGTTTCTAAGCACCAAGTGCTTATGCTACACCCCAAGTGCTTATGCTCGAATAAGGCGAAATGGACTTGACCAAGTGCTTATGCTGTGATATATTATGGCTATCACCTTTGGAGTTTTCTTATAATCAGAATCCCTTCTATTATAAGTTAGCGTCTATCAACCAAAGGTGATTTTTTGATGTTAAGATTCGGTGTTTTTGCGACGGGTTTCCCAAGCTTTTCGCATATTGTCGCTTCGTTGCTTGGCGGTCTTATTGGCTTCGCGCTTGAATGCGTTTTCCTGATTGACCGCTTTGAGATTGAGCCATCGAGCCGCCATCGAGCGGACATCGAGCTCATCGATATCGACCTCATCGACCTCGCCATCGACATCGAGGCATCGATATCGATCCATCGAGCCGGCCATCGATATCGATATCGATCCAGCCTTCGACATCGAGCCCGATTTTTCGACATCGAGGAAATTTTTCCCGGCTGGCATTCGATCCGCCGAAATGCTGGCGCCATTTTTTGGCACTCGAGCACCGCCAGCGCTAGCGCCAGCCCTTGCAAGATCAAGAGCCGCCACGGCTTCGCCCTTAGTGATAAAATAGCGCAAGCCGCCGGCCGTTGTCTTTAGTGTGTAAAATTTAGCCATTTATTAGCCCTTCTTTTTTATTATGTTTTTTATTAAGCGCGCCCAAAATATAAGCCGCTTTTTTGATGATCCGCAAAAAGCCACACTAAAAGCCGGCGCGCCATTTTTTGCATTTTTCAAAAATAAAAGCATGCAAAAAGCGCGCCCCGCCCATGTTTAGATTTTTTACGGATCGCCGGCGCCATAGTTTAGCCATAACGCCAGCATATATATTTTTAAGCCCCGGAATGATCCCGGGGCCTTTTTGTTATTTGTCGAAAAAGCGATCTTCGGGCGCGATGTTTGGATAATATAAGAAAATATAACCATCGGCAGCGCGTGCTTTTAGCGCTTTTTCTTTTTCGTCGTCTATATTTTCAATGCAATATAAAAAGCGGTGGTCGCAATGCTGCAAAAGATCTTCACTAAGCCAAAAAATGGCAGTTTTTGAATCCGGTGCAATATAGACCACGTTGTCATCTGCATATATAGCCGCTTTTTTCATTTTATTAAATCCCTTCTATTATTTTTGATATTATAGCCTTATTATATAGCAAGCCGTGCAAAAAGTCAAGAAAAGCACGCCATATATTATATATATGCTTTTATGATCCACAAAAAACAGATAAGAGACGCCGAAAAAGCGAAAAAACTAAAAAAAGTTATAAAAAACTATTGACTAATACTAACAAGCCGTGCTATAATTAGGACAGTTAAGCAACAGATAGACGCTAACAAGTGAAGGCAACGGCAACTAAAAAGCCGAAGAAAAGCTAAAAAATAACTATAAAAGAAGGGAAAAAATTAAAATGGATCACTATAAAAAAATTATTCTAGACAAGCTAGAAGATCTAGCCGACGAAGACAGGACGCGCGCCGAAATTTTGAAGGCGTGGGCAGAAGGCGAAACAGAGAACGATTTTGGAAATTATGACGGATCACGCACTTGCAACGCCTGGCAGGCCGAAGAAGATCTAAAAGCCGCCGGCTTCCCATTCGATGAAGACATCAACGGGCTTTTGGAAGATGTGGGCTATAATATGGCCGATCTTTTAAGCCGTGGGCCTGAAGTCATTGATGTTATTATATGCGAGCTTTTGGCGCCGCAAGTGGCCAGCGAAGAACTCGAAAAGATGGGGGCGTAACATGGATATTTTAAGCTTATTATATGATCTTTTAGACGATCTAAAAGCCGCCGAAAAATGGGGCGATGTTGAACGCGCCACGGCTAAACTTGAAAAAATTATAAACAAACTTGACTAGAAGGGATCACGAAAAAATGCAAAATGTAATAAACAGGGATGACGACTTAATAGGATCTTATAGCGATCTTGTGGAATATCTAAAAAGCGAGCTTCTAGGGCTTTTGCGAGATGGAAGGGGCGCCCCGGATTCTGGCGCGCTGGCTAATTATGGCGAAATTTTCGACGAACTAGAAAAGCAAAAAGACGCCCCCGGGCTTTTAGTAATATCAGAAAATAACGGCATGGGCTGGACCGTACGCCCATATAAGCAAAATTAGAAGGGTACAAGATGCGTAATAATTTTGATATGGAAAAAATAAAAAGCCTGTGCAAGGCGCACAAAATGCTTAAAAAAGACCAAAACACACTAAAAAGCCCGGCCGTATATGTTGAACAGATGGCCGGCGGATATACAAAAATTATTTTTGAAAATGGCCAAACAATAGAAGGCTAAAAGCTAGCCCCCGGATATGATCCAGGGGCTTTTTGATGGATCATAAAAAATAGCCCAAAATCTATATAAAAACATCAAAAACTATTGCATTTTATAGCACGGTGTGCTATAATGTAATTAGTTAAGCAATGATAGACGCTAACTAGAGAGAGCGACCCCGCAGCTAAACAGGGGAAGAACAAGCAAAAACTAAATAGAAGGGATTAAAAAATGGCGGCATATACGCACGAAGAAGCGCGAAAAATGCGCATAAATAGCAAAATTAAAAACATTTTAGATATTTTACAAATTTTAGCCGGGCTTTTAGTCGTGGCGGCTTATGGCTTTATAGCCATGAAAACGGCATTTTTTGGCGTGGCCGTGGCTTGCTGGTTTGGCGTATATATCGGCGTACGCTGCGCGCTTGATGGCGTCGTAAAGCTAATAAAAAGATAAAGGGGCGACATGTTAAGATATAAGCTAATTTTAGAAAAATGGGCGCCATATATCGGCGCCGGGCTAACAGTGGCGGCTTTTATCGTGGCGCTTTACGCCATCGCCACGCCATCGCCACGCGTGGAAAATATGCAAGGCGTGAACGAGGGCGCGCCGGTCTGTAACTGTTACGACGTCGCGCCGGATCTTGTCAAATGCGACTGCGCGCAAGATATAAGCAAATAAACTAGAAGGGATTAAAAACAATGCAAAAATATAACGTAATAGGCGGGGGCTTTTATAAATATATTCTAAACACCAGGACGGGGCGCGGATCATGGCGCCGAAATGGTGAAGCGCTAAAGCGTACAGAGCGCGACGCGCTAACAGAAGAAGAAGCGCGCGCCGTGGTGGAATCTAACGCGCGGGCTTTTGTAAAAATGGCGAATGTTGAAATTGTAAAACTATAAGAAGGGATCACAAAATGAAAAAAGACAAAATGCAAGCCGTGGCAGATTTTAAGAAAATGATTTTTAATAGCTGGACTTATGACAAAATGACGCGAGACGAACGCGAACGGCTAGCGCTGGCGCTGGATAGTGTACAGGCGCACGAGATCAAGGGCGACTATGACGCAAGGCGCGCCGCTTTAGATCTTGCATACAATAGCTTTTTGCTAGGGCTTGGATATAGCGGCTTTAAGTGGCGCGAAAAGCACCCCGAAAATTTACCATTCTAGAATAAACAAAAAGACACCCCGGCCACGCGCCGGGGCTTTTTTGTGGATCATCACCAGGGCGCAAGCCGTGGCGCTTTTTGTGGATCATAAGCCAGCCAGGAAAAGACCAGCCCCAGCACTCGCGCGCCCCGTTTGCTAGTTTTTGGACGCTTTTCTTTAGCCCATATTATGCCATGCTTTGGGCATTCTGCAACCGAACAAAAACCGAACAGAAGGACGGGGGGAGGTCTCGCCGGCTTCGGAAAATCCGCTGTCGCGTGTGTATTGCCCAAAAAGCTGGGGACGATTTGGACTCGATTTTCCAGCACCCTGCTTTTAATTTGCGTTCTAAGCCCATTTTAAGCGTTTTGAACGCGTTTTTCGGCAAAAGACGATAATTCACCCATCTCAACCTAAAAAGGGCAGTGTAGGCTAATGTCGGACAATTAGGCGAAGTGACTAAATGGACGATCCATGCTATAATGGCTTTGCCTTAGTTGAGTGGCTCTGAAATATGAGCCACCTTCCAACCTTCAAGTAATTGGAGGTAATTCTTAATGGCTAAAAATCGATTGTTGAAGGACATTCCATTCGTGTGGATGCCGATGGATTTGGTCACTAGACCAGACATATCGGCTGGAGCGAAGGTTTTGTGGGCTTATATGAATGGCAAACCAGACGGATGGGAATTTAGCTCAGCTCGTATGTCGAAAGATTTCAAAGAAAGCGACGAAACCATCAAAAAATGGATGAGAGAGTTAGTGGACGCTGGATATATGAGCCGTAGCAAGCTTGGTAATGGGCATTTTGAGTATGTCCTATACCCTAAACCCCAAAAACCCACGAAGGCAAAAACCCACGAAGGCAAAATGGGGTTCATAAATAATATAGAAAATAATATAGATAGAAATATAAGTAATAAAGATTTAATAGTACCTAAAGGTACTATTGGCGAAAACGCCGATGGGTCTTATGGCAAGGTCGAGATAAATAATTTGTTCAACTCTTGGGAGTCAATCACTGGTCTACCCATTACAAGCAACAAGACCAAGAACCGTTATGCCTGCAACAACCTTATAAACAAGTACGGAGTCGATGGGGTAGAGAAGTTGATCCGCGTGGTCGAGAAAGCCCAGACCGACCGCTATGCACCTAGGGTGGCCGATTTCTGCGACTTACAAGCCAAGTTGAACCAACTTCTCTTATGGGCAAAGAATCAAGTAACTAATAGCCAAGTAATCTCAGTGGAGGACTTTTAATGGAAGAATTAGGCCTAATCAAGACCGGAGGAGTTCAAATCACACCAACCGGCTCACTTTATATGGAAAAACTTAGCGACACCCTGCATCGGGTGAAAAAGTATCGCATGAATCTGCTCGATGGCACGACTCGTGATCTTACTTTTAAGGAGTACACCGTCATCAGCGCCGGAGTGACCAAGGGCACAGCCAAGTTCGTGAAGCTGCATGATGGCGAGCTCATTGCAGTCAGCCAAATCCGCTCTATTAAACCGTTTGAGGTGATTATTGACACCAGAAAGGACACGCTATGAGACGACCGCATATCTTTACGAACTCTATGGGCTACGAGGTCGCCGATTGGTATTGGCAGGTTCGTGAGCATGTAGGTTCGCACTACAACTGCCATCCTCTAGCAAATGGACTTTGTGCCATAAAAGTGGTAAGATACGAGGACTGGAATGGGGAAGCGCAGAAGTGGGAACTCGAACCCATGGTCAACGCTGCTACCCCGGAACAGTGTGAGGTGCTAAATGGCAAGTAATTTAACAACGGAGGTGGAAAGGATTTTTATGGACTACTTAGGCGCAGTAATCGAACTGACGTACTATGGAATCCAAAAAGAGACTCGGCTGTCCGAAAGGCAAGTCCGACAACTTCGGTGGGAACAAATCACAGGCGACACTATTCACACCGCCTATAAGAGGGAAGCGCATATCAGCGAACCATTGGTCAAGGCTCTTGCCCTACTCCCAAGCCACGGAGAGCGCTATGTGTTCCCTATCTGGGCCTCCCCTGCTGACGCCAGCAAAATGGATCGTCGCAAGATGCTCAAGGCGTTGCGTCGCAATATCCGTGAATCCAGGCGTTCAACTCGTCCGAAATTGAGGCTAACTCTCGTAAAGGGGTAAGCTCGAGCATATTGACTTTTCCGAGTAGGTGAGGTACAATAAGGGCAGTCAAACGAAAGATGCAATTTCAAATGAAGACGAGTGAACCGCAGGAGGTAGCGGACGTATAATCAACCATTTTTTCTCCATAAATCTAAAGTCGCACAATGTATATAAAATGATTTGTCGAGAAAGTCAAATGTCGTACAATTAAAATAGACAATTTGCAAGTTGAATTATGCGCAATAATCCCTATCTCTCACGAGGTAGGGATTTTTTAATCTCAAGGTTGGAAAAAACTAAGGCAAAGGTGCGGTTTTTAACTAAAAGGGTGGTCGAGACATGCAGCGCTCAACGATTAACGAGGCTCGGCAGACGATCCTGGCAGGACTCTACTTAACAATTTGGAATCTCACTTTATATCAAATTTAACGAAAGGAGAATATGGCAGGAACGACTGAAGGAGGCCGTAAGGCTGCCGCAACTAATAAGGCCAAATATGGGCGTGGGTTCTACGCGCATATTGGCTCTATCGGGGGGAAAAAGAGCCAGGGAGGGGGATTTGCATCTAGCAAGGTCGGTAAAGATGGCCTTACTGGGGCAGAACGAGCAAGAGAAGCTGGACGCAAGGGAGGTCTTATTAGTAGGCGCGGTCCAGCACATAAACCGTATGAACACCGTCTGGGGCAAATCCGCACGGCAGGAGCTACGGTCGAGGCTAGTGCGTAGGTTGAGCAGAGCGCATTAGCGGAGCTGGTGCTTCGCCGGTCATAAATACAATACTCGCCTTGATATATGAGCGAAGCTAAGTGTCACAAAAGAAGCCAGTAACTCCATCCACGTTAGGCGGCCGAATGCTTTCTCTAACTTCAGTTCGTAAGCAAAGCACACTACACTCACTCTCGGCCGCCACTAAGGAAAACTATGGCAAAAGATAACTACTACAACAGACCTGAATGGTCTTATTCGCAGATGAAGCTCATTCTCGATTCGGGAATCGATTTCGCAGTCGCAAGCCGTGAAGGACTCATTCCGAGCCCAGACAGCCCAGCGATTGATCTCGGACAATTAGCTCATCAGCTAGTTTTAGGTGGCACGGATGATTTCGTAATCAGCCCATACACCGATTACAGGACGAAAGAAGCGAGAGAGTGGCGCAATGCTATGAAAGCTGATGGCAAGACAGTCATCACGCACGAGCAGAACGACACGGCACACATTATTGCGAATAACATCATGAATCACCCCCATGCCGAAACTTACCTTACAGGCAAGCATGTAAAGCATGAGGTTGAGCTTTACGCCAAGACAGCCGATGGCGTGAAGCTTAGAGGAAAGGCTGACGCTATCG